CTTGATGTTGAACTCGGCAGCCGAGATGACGTCCTGAGCCGCGACGGGCAGCAGGTCATAGCCAGAATAAAAACCAGCGTTGCCGTTCTCGGCAAACGACAGTTCTTCCAGGATGACGTTACCACCAGAGATGGTCTTGACGTTGCCGCGCTGATTCAGGCGGGCAAGCAGGGCGTTGTTCTTGGTGACGTTGTCCGCGATGGTGCGCGAACGATTTTGAATAGTCGTAGCGATGATGTCGCTGACCGACGAATTGGCGAATGCCATGATTAACTCTCCATCTGAGATTGGTTGCGGGCAGGTGCCCGGTCAAAAACAGATGCGCCTAATGAACCTTGATCAGTCCGATCTTTGTTCACAGGTGGGACACCGTTGCGGCGTCTCCTGAGAGCGTGCGGTGGCTGGCTGGAACTTGGCACACCAGGAGCGATATTCTGCCCCCGGTGTGAGTATAGCATCAACGCGACGTCATTTGTATAGCGGCTTCAATTGCAGACCGAATGTCAGTCGATGGTTGCTGCATCGCACCAACAGGAGCCGATCCAGATACACTGACCGCCGCCGCCTTGGCACGCTGCGCCGCCTGAGTCTGAACCTGCGCCCCCTGCGCGGCCTGCCGCTGCTGCATGACCTTGCGAACGCTTGGATTCATGTAGGTGGCCGCCTCGTAAGCCTCCTGTAAGGTCATGCTCTTGCCGCGCTTCTGAGCAGTCTCCAAGATGTCTGCCATGTCCTCGCGGACATCTTCACCAAACTCGGCCTGATTCAAGAATTGAGCAACCTCGTTTTGCGCCTGAGCCTGCTGCTGATACATCGCTTGAGCCTGGGCCTGCTGAAACTGATTCAGCATCCCCTGAACAGGCGCAAGTTTTTGGTTTAGCAACTGCTCAATCTGACTCGTCTGCGGGTCTGCTGGACGCGGCTGCTGACCCGCCAGCGCGGAGTCCAGCATCTCAATAAACTGAGGTCCGAACCTGCCGGTGCCGAACTGGTTCACGATCCCTGCGACCAAGGTCGCCAACTCAGGCCCGGTGCCGGTACGCAGCCGCGCCGCGGTTGACATCAGGTTGTCAATCGCTTGCAGCGGGTTGGAGTTCTCAGCCTTGATGAAGTGCATGTAAGGCTGAATGACTTGAGAGACAGCCTCTGCCGTCTTGCGAGCCTCAGAAGTCTCCTGAATGAACCGCGCATGCTCAACTTCACGGCGGGCGATCTCAGCGCGGACAGGCTCAGGAAGTTGACCCCAATGCTCGCGCACATCAGGCTTCCACGATGCCGGTGCCCGGTCTGCGGCAGGCTGCTTCGGCCCAGGCTTCGGCCCCGGCTGCATCCTGCTGGCAAACTTGCCGTCATCATCGCGGGGCTGGCCCTGCTCCTCGGCAAGCGCATTCAGATCTTGCTCAGACTCTTCAGGAGCCTCGGCAGACGCCTCTACAGGCGCGGCAGGCTCAAATGCCTGCGGCTCTGGCGCGGACGCCTCTGGAGCCGTTTGCACGGCCTCCTGCGTTGGTTCTTCAATCGCGGCCTCGATGGCATCGCGCAGTGTCGTGGGTTCGCTCATGGCTTATCGCCTGTTTTGTAGTTGGGAAATCGCACGCTCGATGTCGCGCCGGTTAAATGACCCGCCCTGCGTGTGATACCGCTCGCGGGCCTCCTTGGCTTTCGCCCAAGTCTCTTTGAAGTCGTCAGCGGTCGTGAGGTTGTTGATCTTCATGTACTCCCGCTGCTTGCTTCTGCTGCTGATGTCGGTGCCGTCGGTGGCTCGCATGCCGTCGTAGTGACGATCACCCCACAATGCTGAATCCCCAACGCGGCGGTCAGGTTCGTAGCCCTCTGTCACCTCGATCAGGTTGTAGGGCGGCTCCTTGCTTTGGATGTACCTGCGTCGTGTCATTTCTTCCTCAGTGCCTTGGCCTGCATCGCCTGTTTCAGAAGTTTCCCGCCCTTGTCCTCCTGGTTGTATTCCTTGGCAACCGACTGAGGCACGCCGACCTTCTTGGCAAACGCTGGATCGTGGGCGGCAGCGGCCATGAACCTTGCTTGTGCTTGTGATGTACTTGGCATGATCAGGCCCAAACTCTGCGGGGGGTTACTGGAAAGACTTGGTAGGCATCCAGCGGCGTGCCGTCCTCATCGACCACACGCACGTTGACATGCCAGCCCTGCTCAGGGACCGGGGTTTCCGGGTCGGTCATGTCGTAGATGATGCCCAGCGTGTCGATGTTTTTGTACAGCGGCTGATCGCCCTGATACAGCACCGACTGCGCCTCGGCCTCGTCTGCAAACTTGAGGTAATAATCAATCATGATGTCAGCGTCTGAAGTTGAGCGTTGGTCAGCCGGGTGTTGTAGTACATGACGCGGCGCATGTGGCCGTTAAGCCTAGTTGATCCAAAAGCAAGTCCAATTTGCAGTGATGAAACAACTTGTAAGTTTCCTGTTGTAGAAGCAAGTGTGCCCGCATTTAAAACAACATTTCTTGTATTTGTTGCGTATGACAACGCGCCTTTAGCCGGTGTGTTTAAAGGGGTTTGATTTGATGTGGTAGCGTCAGATGTGCCGTTAAACGTCTTGACATCACGATTACTTGAATACATAAGCGCAGAGGGCACTGACCCATCCCCAAGAATTCCTGCGGCTATGCTGAAAATGCCGTATTCCGTAAAAAACGTCCCCTCAGTAGCGTTGTACCAATTCGCAAAGTTGTCCCCGATCATGCTCGCGTTGTCCGCGCTGCGCGTGACCTGCGATGCCACGGTCGGGATGTAGGAGGTGGCGAATGAGCCTGCTTCTAGTTGAGCGCCCCAGATGAAGATGCCGCTCGTGCCGTCGCCGGTATAGGATTTTTGGCCCGAGGTCCCGGTTGTCGTGTCGCTCAAATAAATAATCGAACTTGAACTTCCACTACTTGTACCTGAAGCAGTTGCTGTTGCAGTCAACCTATACCATCCGTTTCCGACCGGAGCAATGGAAGTGGTGACGCCTGTAGCTGATTGCGATACAGTACCTGTAGACAAATCAAAATAGACACCATTGCCAAAATTACCAGTATTGCCATCAATTCGCAGCGTTACCACTGAACGCTCTGCCGCTTTTGCATAAACAGAAAGCGTCAGCGTTTGCCCAGATGTGTACGAAATAATACTCGACTGTACGCCATGCGATGCGGTACTAGTGTTTTCAACTAGCTTGTCGCCAGTCAGCGTTCCATCTGGAGCAACAATCGCATCGGCTGTAATGGATGAATTGAGTTTGCTCCATGACGCATCACTAAACGCCGCCGAGTACGTCAGCAGATTCGTCCGCTGCTCTTCAATCAGCAACCCCTTGGGAGCACGCGACACGGGGTCGTAGTCGAAGCGCGGGCCGTAGTAGGCCGCAGATGTCGGAGCCGCGCCGGGGTTGTACACATACGGGTCAACGCTGGCGCTGTTGCTTAGTTGAGCGCCCCAGACATGGAGAGATGCAATCTGATTCGGGTCGTTGCCGTACAAAAGCAATTGAAACCGATCAATAGTAGCGTTTGTCGAAGTTACCGAAAACCGTTGCCAAGTTCCCGTTACAGTAATTGGCGTGCCAGCGGGCGCGCCGCAGCGCAATTGAACTTGCTTAGTGCTTCCGTCTGAAGTTTTTAACCAAACGCTACTAACTGCCGTTCCTGTAAAAGCGACAAGACTAAATGTAATATAACTGATGTCAGAACCGGATGTTCCAGCCCCACGATCAAAAACGATGAGGTCGGCTGTTGCAGTGCCATCAGGCGCAGTCGCCGCATTAGCGGTAACAACAGGCGCAACGCCAGTTCCAGCAGCAAGTTTCGACCACGCCGCATTATCAAACTCCTGCGTGTACCCAAGCAGGTTCTTTGGCGTGGTGGAGTAGTACGGTTGCAGCGGACCTTGATTGAGTTGAGCGCCCCAAACCAAAAAGTCTGCGGTTGTATTTGTGGTGAACGTGCCACGCACTTCCAGCCCAAAGGTTCCGGAAGTTGCGCTCGCAACGCCGGAAACAGAAACACGCTGCCAATCAGCAGTCAAAGTGACGATTGTGCCGCCTAAAATACTGTCTCCGTGAAAACGGAGTTGCTTTCCAACTTCCCCAACGGAGTAAGCCTTAATCCACACAGAACCTATGTATGTTGCCCCGATAGTTGTGCCAGTTACGCTTTGCGTTACTATCGATCTGTCCGATGATGTGGTGCCGTTGCAATTTAATTGCACACGGTCTGCCGTTACAGTTCCGTCAGGTGCCACCTCAACATTTGAGGTCACCACAGGAACAACACCCGAGCCAAGGCCAAGTTTTGCCCACGCCGCCGCCTCAAAACTCTCCGAGTTTGTCAGCAGGTTGTGCGGCGCATAAGCAACCAGACCGTCGCTGTTGACCACCGTCGCGTTGCTGGCCCGGCTGAACGTGATGCGAGAGTCAAGTGACTCAGAACTTGTAAAGTTCAGCGCCATCGCAGGGATCCCGCCTGCAACAACCGTGCTGTTGTACAGCAGATAATTCTGCGCCGCCGTCGCGTTGTCGATGGTCGGATCAAAGACCTTCACGACAGGGATGAGCCTGGAGCCAGTTTCGCTCGGCGGTGCGCCAAACGCATCAGCAAGGTTCTGAAGGGCCTCGTTGTAGGTTCCGGTCTTGTTGACAGCAGTCTCAATGCGAGCCTGCAACTGACCCATCAAAGTGCTCATGATTTCAGTCCATCAGTAACAGCAGTTCATCATCTCGGCGTCTCTTCATCTTGCGCCGAAACTCTTCTTGCGCTTGCTCCAGTGCGCGTTGCGCCTGCGCGGCACGCTGAACAACCGTCGCCTGGATGCGAGACTGTTCAAGGATTCCTGCAACCTCTCTTGCGACATCAGCAGCATTGAATGCGTCTGGGACAGCGATTGCAGCCTGCCTTCCAGAGACTGACAGCACGCGCACTTCTCGTTTCGAGGGCGCGACAACAACAGGCTGATTCTGCTCAACAACCGGGTCAATGACACGCTCGATCTCCTGACGCAGTTTGTCCTTCTCTTCCTTTAGAGACGCAAACTCTTCATCGCGCTTCTTTTGCCGTTTCTTGCGCCGCTCATCCTCCGCTCCAACGTCAGCGATGGACACGACCCTGGTGCCATCGTCAACAGTCGGCGGGAAAAATGTGTTGTTGTTGACGAACAGATCTGGCAGCAGCGTCTGGACCGTCGCCTGGACAATCGTCGGGCTGTAGAACGCTTGCGTGTTCGTGAACAGGTCAGGCGTTATTGTGACCGCGCCGGGGGAGACTGTTGGCGCGTAGAACGTCTGCTGGTTGGCGTACAGCCCAGGCGTCAGCGTCTGAGTCGCGCCGCTTTGAGTGACGGTCGGACTGAAGAACGTCTGGTCATTCGTGTAAAGGCCAGGCGTGAGCGTCTGTGCTCCAGCCGCCCCGCCTTTAAAGAATAGAAGAAGCGACATTGGTTAGCCGCGAGTCCACCACACGCGCCAGGGCGTCGCTACATCGCCATCCTCGCGGATGGACAGTTCTTCGTGCGGCTCTGGACGCTCCAGCAGTGCGGCCTGCGCTTCAGGCTCAGTGGCGTATGCGCCGAGACAGATTTCTTCCATTCTTATCTCCGGTAACCGTTGGAGCCAAAGATTTCATAACTGCCAACTTCAACGGGCTGATCGGTCACGATGTCCTCGGCAAACTCTACCCTCGGTGCAATGGTCGCTAATCCAGCGTCAAAACCAATCGTCACCGTGCCAGCACCCATCGTTCCGACATTTCGCACCTGCTGTGTCACTTTGATGCGATCACCCACAGCAAAACTTGTGCTTGTTGGCGTGTAAGTATCTGAAGGATTGCCAGCGCCTGTCCCAAGTTCAGCAGCAGGATCAGGTACGGTTGCGTTCAGAACTGTTGAAATGACAGAGCCTGAGTTATTTGTGCGTTCCACAATCACGGCGAGACAAGCATTGACCGTCGTTGCGCTTTCCTGCCCTCGCAACTGAACAGTCATCGTTCCTGATACTGTGACAGCCGTTGTGATTGGCTCAGAAAACCAATAGATGGTGTTGCCGCCAGCGTTTTCAGTAACGTCAATGGCTGTGCCGCTCGCCGTGGTCGTTGTGACTCTGGTGGTGTTGGCGACTCCCGAACGCTCAGACAGGAGCAAGTAAACTGATCCGCTTGGTGGAGTCAAAGTCGGACTAGACAGGCTCCTGAAAAATAAACTGCTCCCCACAATCAGACCTCGTAGCCCCAGACGTTCACAGTGATGCTTTGTGCCCCGGTCGTCGTCAGTCGCAGAACAAAGTCCACCGCGCCCTGCATCGGAGTCGGGTACGTCACATAAACACCGGGCTTGTTGGTCGCGGTCGGCACAAACTCGCCGTCAAACAGAGCGCCGTCGGTGTTCCGAGTGTAGGTCGTGTCGCCTGATGCACCGAACCACACAATCGCGGTGCCTGACGTTGTGCCATAGCTCTGAATTTGAAGCGAAGTGACCACGACAGCCTTGCCGCTGGCCGGAGTCCAGATTGCCGTGCCAGTCTGCGCTGTGGTCTGTTGGATTGCCTTGTACGCTGTGACCGGCACAACCCTCGTCACCTCGACATCCAGCCCCCAGGTTGCATTTGCAGGTACTAAGGTGCGAGAACCGTCGGTGCTGATCGCCAGCTTGAACAACTGAACATGCTCGCCCGTTGTCGTCACCTGATCGGTGGCGATGTCGGTGCCTGACCCGGCTGTGATTGGAACATTATCTGCCACGGTCTACCCCTTACAGTTGGAAAATCCCGCTGGCATTCCACTGGATTGAGATGTCGCCCCCGTTGGGAGTGACAGGCAACCCGGTCACACTGGTGTCAATCCACGCCACCAGACGCGAGGTGGCCGCGGAACCAGTGTCGATGTAAATCAGGATCGCCTCTGCGCTGGCCCCGGTCACGCTCGGAAACGTCACATCGTCACCGTCAAACAGACCATTCGTCACGGTCGTGTTGTTGATCGTCTGAGGCGTGCCAACCACTCCAGACACCGACGAATAGAACTCATCAGTCGATGTGTACGGATACGTTGCCGTGTCAATCAGCGCGACCTTGACCGTTCCATCGTTCAGGTCAACATTGGCCGATGCGTCAAGCAGTGCCTGCTTGTACTTTGGATAAATTGCGTTTGCCATCTCTCAACCTTTACATTGGAACTTGCGGGCCAGCACCCGCCATCGCAGGCGGCAGATCAGGAGCGCCGCCACTCATCGCGGCCACAGCGCCAGGAAGCATCTCCTGCTCATCGTCGTCGTCAACCTCGCGCACCTCAAGAATGTCTCCATTCTCATCGCGGATCGGGATGCGCTTCTTGCGCCGATTGACCGCGGCCAGCACCGACGACATCTTCTCGTCAGCATCCGCCTTGTTCATCGCCACCAGTTCACGCAACTCATCCATGTCCAGAGCCTGAGCCTGCGTGTACGCTGGCAGCGAAGTCATCAGCGCCTGGATCTGCTGGAAGTTCTGCTGCATCGTGTCAAGACGCGCCTGCGTCTCAAGTTTGGCAACGTCAATCGTCGCCTTCAGGCTGGCAATCTCTTTGTCAGTCTGAGACTCCATCGCAGCAATCCGCTCATTGCTCTGGATCTTCTCAGCCTCGAGTTGCAGTTTCGCCTGCTCAATCTGCTGCTCAGGCGTCGGCCCCTGCGGCTGCGGCGGCTGAGACATCGCCTGCTGCATCGCCGCAATCGCCTGATCAATCACGCTCTCAATCTCAGACGACACACGGAACTTCGCCAGACCCCACTGCAACAACTTCATCAGGACAGGGCCAGAGCCAGGAGTCTGCTGCGCCATCGGATAGACCTGGGAGATGTACGCCCCCATGCCCTGCAAGAACTGCACAGCAGCATCACGCTCCTCGGCCCAGTCCATCGCGGCCATCGAGTCAGCCTCGACGTTGATCCGGTACTCGGACATCTCTTCATCTTTGAGCAATTGGATCGCAGGCCCAGCCAACTGAGCATCAACCGTCCGCTCGATGTTGCTGCGCCGAATAATCGTCTCAGGCTGCCAGTGCTTGCAGATGATCTCTGCCTTGATCTTCAGCGCGTGCGAGATCCACTCAGCAATGTAGAACTGCATCAACTGCACGCGAGTCGAGCCGAATTGAGCCTTGATCTGCTGCGCTGTCGCAGTCTCCGAGGCCTTGCTGGAGCCGCGCATCACATCGGACACGCCAAGCACCTCGTAAATCTGCATCACCTTGTCCTGCCGGTATCCGCGCAGGCGCTCAATGCAGTTCACGATCTGATCAATCGGGGCAAAGTCCACCTTGCCTTTGACACCACCCGCCTCGGCAAACATCGCCCAGTTATCCACAGGGATCAACTGGTTCTCAGCCGCCTGCGAGAACATCCGCCCGACAGAGTCACCCGCACTCTTGTCGTACACGCCAGCGACCTTCGCCGCCCGCGTCAGCCATGTGATCCGGGTGTTGATCTCGTCCAGTTCATTGAACTGGTCCTGGGCAAAGATGTAATCCGCCCGCGGCATGAAGTTACTGGTCGTCGCATTCGCCACCAGCGGCTTTGGGCAGGGGAAGAACTCATCCAGTTGCAGCGGGTCGTCCTTGACGTCAAGAATGACCTCAGAACCCATCGCATACCAGTAGACCTTGCGGTTTTCCTTGCACCAGATCTCAAAGACCTCGGCCTTCTCCCAGGGGTCGTACTTTGGCGTCTCTTGAAGGTTGGTCGCCTTGCTGGGCCTGTTCATCGGAACAACCCGCGCAATCTCTTCCCCGAACCGCTCGACCAGTTGATCCTTGGTCATGTAAACGCGGCGAGCAACCCAGCGCACCTCATGCCATGTCCGCGCAGGCGACCAGAAGAAGTCCTCCCAGTACACATAGTCGCAGGGGGCATCCTCATGCACGATCCGCTCGCCCTCTGCCGCAGGAGACAACTCCATGCCGGTCATCGGGTCGATCACGGCCTCGATCATGTACGGCTCGGTCTTGACCTCATACCGCAGCCAGACCTGACCCATGCCGACAACCAGCCAGTCCTCGATTCCGTTCCTGATCGCGGCGTCCCAGACGCTCATGTTGTCGGAGAACGACCGATTCAGCAGACGCTGCAAGATCGTCCCTGCCACACGCGCCTGATCATCGTCAGAGTCCTGCCACGCCCTCGAGACGTCAGCCTTCGGTGGCCGCGCATACAGCATCGAGAACATGACCTTCATCGTTGACCAGAACAGGTTGACCCTGCTCTCGTCACGACCGAAATCGTCACGCTTGTCTAGATACCGATGAACGATCTTCTTCGCGTCGTCGTGAAACTTCCTCAGTTCCTGACGCGACGCGGCGATCTCGGTGCCCCACCGCTGGGCCATGCCAGCAGGGGTCGCCTTGAAATCCTCGGCACTGGTGATCTTTCCCTGCTGCTCCATTATTTGCCTTTCAATTTCCCAGCAGAAAGCAACTTTTCTCTGTAGACGTTTGCGTAATAGTCTTTCCCTCTGCAAGCAGGCGAACAATATTTCGCCGCGCCCCGAGTCAAATGTTGACGTTTTTGAAAATCAGTTCCGCACACAACGCACTTCAAGTTAAGCATTGGCATCTTGTCCCATGCGCCCTTGACGTTTTTTGCTGACTGCTTGCGCTGCTTTTCAGTTATCGCAAGTTCAGAAAAATGATGGCTGTGATGATCAAACGCACTCAGCAGTTCAAGATTCTCAATTCTGTTGTCACGTTTGTTGCCATTGATGTGATGCACATGATGGTTTTTTGGAATTTGACCGCGCTCGCGCTCCCAAACAAGCCTATGTTCGTAGACTTGTTTTTTTCCGGGTAAACAGACAACTTTGTAGTCAGTGTTCATCCAACTCTCGTGTCCGGCTGCGCCGCAGTGTCCCAGATCATGTCCAAACTGAAGGCGTAATGCGCCCCCTGCCCAGCCCTGGGCGTTGACATTGTAGCCCCGTTGTGCCCTTTTCGCATCACCGGCTTCGTTGCAAGCGACAAATACCGAAAACTGTCCGAGGCGTGGCTGTGCTGGTCGTGCTTTGGCCTGCTCCTGAACGTCTGCGTCCGCTCATCCCACTCCCGCATGTAGGCCCGTAGGTGCTCCAGGCCCTCATACGTCTGGCCCTCATCAAAGTAGCAGTGAGGCAGCACCAGACGCGCCGCCTCGATGCCATCCTGGAGGCTCATCTCCGGCACTAATTGGGGACGGATACCGTTTGCCAGAAACTGCTCGATGATCGACTTGCCCGTCTGAAGGCTTTTGGCCCGCGCATCGTGCGGAAGGTAGACCTGACCGACTTTGTACGGTCTGCTCTTGACCCAATCAATGTAATGCTGGATCGGTTGGCTGTCTGCCTCGTAAAACTCGACAATCCTGTACCCGTCGCTCGTCGTCTGCCACGCCCACCAGGAGCAAGAGTCGGTGAAACCGAGGTCAGCGACCAGATCGACAGGGTGGTTGGTGTCTACAGCGTACTCCCCAACGCGGCCCTCTTCATACGCCTGCCCGATCTGCTTTGCAAAATACGCCCCTGGGATCGCGGCGTCAAAACTGACCTCGTACTCGATCTCGTAGGTCTCAGGCGTCATCTGGATCTTGGCGTCTCTGAGTTCTTCAGCGTCCAAAATCCCCGTCTTTGATGCTGGCAACTCGAGCAGCATGTGCGTGCCAGGGTTCAGCCGCGCCTCCTCCCGGATGTTCCAGAACGCATTCTTTCCGCGGGGCGTTCCTGCGAAAATCGCCCACCCCTTGCGGTCAGACAGCGCCGGACGCAGCACCGAGTACCACGCGCTGGGCCTCATGTCCCCGAATTCGTCGCAGACCACACCGTCAAAGTACAAACCGCGCAGCGCGTCCGGGTTATCAGCGCCAGCGACATAGATCGTTGACTCGCCGCCGTGCCCGTTGTTGAGCGTCAACTTGAGTTCCGACTCATTGGGCGGCTTGCTCTGGAGGTCTTTCGTCAACTCCTTCAGGTAGCCCCACGCGACCCGCTTTGCCTGCTCCCGAAACGGGGCCAGATACGCAAACTGCGGCCTGGGTAGCGCCGTCTCGAGCGCACCGATCACCAGATCGGCGCACATCGCCACGGTCTTGCCCGCACGCCGGTGCGCCACCACAACCGCCCACCTCTTGTCACGCTTGTGCAGCGGCAAAAAACACTGGCGGGGCTGGTACTCCTGGAGTTTCACTGCTTTTCTTCTTCTTTCTTTTCTTCGTTTCGCTTGTTTCTCAGCGCATTGACCGTCAATCCGGTCAAACCGCCACCCGCAATCATCGCCAGCAAGCGCGGGTCTGCACGGCCAAGAAGGTCATTCTCATTGATTCTCGCGGGGTCGAAGGCGGCAAAGCGGGAGCGGACTGAAGAAGGATCCAAACGATAAGACTGCGCTCCTAAGTGCTCAAAAGCAGGCCTGTCAGACTGCACCATAAGCGGAATTACCATCCCGCTTTCATCACCATTTTTGAAAGCGTACCTATTTGCGACGGAAGGAGCCAGAGAAGCAAAAACATCCCTGACAGGGATCTGAAAATCAGTGTCAGTGCCATGAAATGCAGGCGTATCAAACCCCATCGCCCGCGCACGATCCATCGCCGTGTTGTTCTCCGGCAACCCCAGCATCTTCACCGCATTGATTCGCGCAGTCTCTAACGCCTCATCGCGGGGAGCCTTTCTCAATGCCTTGCTCGCCGCCCTGGCCGCACCCCCAGCCACCGGAACCATCCCGGCCGCGCCCAGCACCATGCCCAAAGTGTCGCCCTCGCGTCTGGCTCGCTCGAAGTCCCTCGCGGACAGCGCCGTGCCCACCCCCGGCACAAAGCCCGCCCCGATGTCCACAGCCACATCGCCCAGGTCTGCGTCCGCAGGCGTGTCCAGGCTCACCATCCGGCGGCCTCTGTCACGCAGGGCTTGGATGGCGGTGGTCATGTCCATGATGTTTTCTCAACATTGAATTGGGGAATGGGAGAGAAGGGGGGAGAGGCTCCAGCACCAGCAGGCCACCCCCCCGCCGACTCGACAGGGGGTGGGGGGGTCGGTCGCCAGCCCGCGGCATCGAGAGGGGGGGGGGGGGGAGGGGGCCATGCCTCGATGCCTCTCAGGCTTGCGTACAGGCCCGCTACGCGCTTGGCGCAGTAGGGCCGCTGGGTATGGTGCTGCCTGCATCAGCAGCGCCCTGTAGGCCCTCTGATGCTGCCGCCCCTACCGCGGGCACAGGCTCTGCCTGCTGTGCCGGATCGACAATCCGGTACATGCCGTCTGCTTCCGGTTGCAGATCAATGACTTGCGGCTGCTTGGCCTGAACTTGTGCCGCTGCTGGGCCAACCTGACGCCCAGAAAGCCAGCCCAACTCCAGTCGGATGCCGCCGTTGACGTTGGCGTTGACGGTCAGCGGCAGCGCCTTGCTGACCATGCCCGCGAAGATCTGGCGATCCTGCACGCCGCCGTTGGCCCGGTCGATGAGCCAGCCTGCGAGGCCGCGAGGATGGCAGCCCTGCGCGGCCATCTCGATGGCCTCCTTGATCGTCCTGGTGACCTTGCTGGTCGCGCCCTTCTGCCGCCCCGCAGGCAACTCCCTGCCGTCTGGCGTCCGCATCACCGCCCGTTTCTTAACAGGCTCTAAGTTCGAGCCATGTTGCGCTTCATTCATCATGTGGATAACTTTACATCACCGGCAGCCGCCAGAGCAAGCCTGACGCGCTCCTGATACTCCCGTTGCCGCTGACGCGCCTGCTCACGCATCTCAGGCGTCCAAGCCTTGCGTACTGCGTCAGCCTTTGCCATTGCCCTGTCGCGGGCCTTCTGTCGCATCTCAGGCGTCCATGCTGCTTTGAGTGTTGCTGCTCGCTTGGCATTGGCTTCTGGTGTCAGAGACTTTGCTTGTGCTGCCCTGGCGAATTCTTGGTACATCGCTTTGAACTCTGGTTCTCGTTCCATCCGCGCCTGGATCGTCTGCGCCCGACGCGCGACGACTTCTGGCCTGTTCATCGGATGGACTCGTTCCTGATTGCTTTTGACTCGACTCATTGCACGCTCCCATGCGGCTTTCGAGGAAGTGATAAACATACCCAAACACATAGGGACTTTCCTAGCACGAACTTACCCCACACCCCATTCAGAGTAAGTGTGTCGTGCTAACAAACCCCCCCCTGCAACCCCCACTCACTCACCCCCACCTGCGGTGGTGGGTGAGATGCGTGGGGTTTGGTTGCACAGACTTGCACGCACTCTGCACCGACTAGTTGGTGCAAGTAGGTGCAGGCTGTAACTTCTGCATCGGCAGCGCGTCGGCCAGCACTGCTTTGGCCTTGTCCAGCGCGTCTGGTGCAACCTCGGAAACGCGATAGAACGCCTTGTCGCATGCGAACCGCTCTCCGTTCCAAAGCATCCCAAATCGGCCAGGATTGTTTTTTCCGCTATCTTCAGCCCCGAGGTGAACAGGCCACCATGCTTCAAGTGTTTTTTGGTTGTAAGACGGCCAAGGCGTAACGGTCAGTCGCCATTGCCTGCCGCCTTTCTGAAACCTTGCCAATTCAGTGTTCAGAGTCATTGCATCCCCCGATGCGTTTGTTGCAATGCAATGAGCATACACCAATTCATGGGGTAAGGCTGCGTGTTTGTCACCCCCAAAAGCAAAGAGCCAGCATGACGCTGGCCCTTGTGATGTGTGCCCCGCGCTGGGGGCGTTGGTCAGGCGGCTGCGGCACTAACGGCGCGTGGGGTTTTGACGATGAACCCGCTGTTGCGAAGAATTTCGCGGCGGACGGCGATGCTGCGCTCGGCGGCGGCGCTGCGAAGGGCGCGAGCGGTCGCCATCGCGGCGCTGTACTTGTCGGACTGGCCCAAAATGATCCAAGCGCGCAGCGACTGCTCGGCATCTCGCTCAATCTGCTCGGCATCGCGGATCAAGTATTCAGGCTTGACGGTGTAGATGATGGCCATGTCGTTTGCTCCGGTTCGTGTTGCGTTGTCGATGGAGAGATATTCTCATCACCATGCAATCCTGTCAACCGGATTTCTCAGGCACATTGCAAACTGTTTGTGTCAGAACGTGACGCTTCTTTGGCAGCGGACTCCACGCCACGAAGTTGCTGTCCGTCATCCAATCCCCAAAGACAGCGACGCCGCCTGAAGTCAGGATCAGCAGCTTGACGCCTCGGGGCGGCGGATGCTCTTGGGGGTCGCGCCAGTAAACATCCCCTGACGCGGCGGGCATGACTCGGTTCTCGCTCATCGCAGCAGCATCTTGGCGAACTTAAACGGCTGCTCGCCTGACTGATGCCATAGGTCGCTGATCTGTTCGTCGGTCAATGGCTCTGCCAGCGCGGCGCGGAGGGCTGCTGCTGCGTCATGGCACAACCTTCCAACGGGGTGAAAGCTGCTGCTGAACTGGTCGTGTTCAACAACTAGCCTCGCATCCTGCGGAATGCGCTCCAGCAGTTCGATTAAAGGTGTTTGCTTTGCTTCCATGCCTTCAAATCCTTAGCGGCGTCTAGGTACTCGATTGCCATCAGGCTGCGTGAGTCGGCGCAGCGCTGGGCCATGCGCTCGGCATACTTGATGGCTTGATCAACATTGTCATGTTCACGAAGCAGAATGCCTGCCAGTGATTTCGCCTCCAGCGCCTGCTGGGCGGCTCGTCGTAGATCGTTCATTCCCCCTCCTTCAGTGTTTTGACATACAGATCAATTCTTTTGCCGATCCACCGCACGACAGGCACAGCCCAGGAATTGCCGAGTGCCTTATACCGTGGACCGTCAGGGCACTCTGCGGCGGGCTTCTTGCGCCACGGGATGGCGGTGTAGTTGTCGGGGAAGCCTTGAAGGCGCTCGCACTCGACGGGGGTCAGGCGGCGGACTTGCATAGCTTGCATGACAGATTGCACTTGCCCGCCACCAGTAGGCGATTGTTTAGTCAGCGTCAGGGCACGCTCCTCGCTGAACTTCGGCGTCTGTTCAGTCGTAAACGCCACCGCAGCAGTCGCGTTCGCATTCGCGCCGATGGCGTGGCAGACGTTCTCGCTCATAATGGGGTCTTGGGTGGGGTGGGAGGCTAGCACTGCGTGCTCGGCATTGGATCGCGCCAAGGTGTGGCATGGATCACCCGGCGTTCTGTTCTGACGATTAACTGGCGCGGTAATGTTGAAAAAATCGTATGTGACGGGTTGAACAATTGCGTGCCCTTGATCGACCCATTGATTGCTTCCCCATTTGTTTCCGTATGAAGCGTCAATGGTGTTGATTACTGGCAATGTTTCTGTTTCTGCGTCGTAACGCTTTTCAACGCCTGTTGTAAGGCATTGGGCAATTGCTTCCCCCGCTTCTCTGCTCGGCGCAGTATCCCTTCGCACGCCTTTGAGCTCAAAAAGAACCGCTGCGGGATCAAACCCGTTTCGAGCACTTGCGACAACGAACACACGCTTGCGTCGTTGGGCCAAGCCGAAATATTGGGCATCAAGGACGCGCCACGCGACTGCTCGCGTGGGGCCAAACACACAACCAGCGTCTGTCCATCTTTCCCCTGGTGGCTTGAGCGGCTGATCCTCTCCGGCAAGCTCTGCCAAAAAGCATCCGAATGCGTTGTCTTTTGTGTTGAGGACTCCGGGCACGTTTTCCCAGAAGATGATGGCGGCAGGCTCGCGTCGAGCATATCGAACAGAGTCAATTGCATTGGCAATCTCACAGAAGGTCAAGGATAGATTGCCTCTCGCATCATCAAGTGATTTTCTCAACCCTGCGACACTGAAGGCTTGGCACGGGGTGCCACCACAAAACAAGTCAGGAGCTTCCACTTCGCCAAAAAGAATCCGTTCAGGCAACGTCGTCATGTCACCAAGGTTGCTGACATCAGGATAGTGGTGCTTTAGGACGGCGGACGGAAACGGTTCAATCTCACTAAACCACGCGGCTTCCCATCCCAACGGATGCCACGCCACGCTCGCGGCTTCGATGCCGCTGCACACAGAACCAAATCTCAATTTGCATCGCTCCCCGCCAGCGCCCTGCCAGCATCAGTCACAATCAACCGCTGCCCTGTCGTCCTGTTCGCCCGCGGGTAGTCTTCCAGCTTGACCAGCGCCGCCCGTTCCATCTCACCCAGCAGGACAAAGAACTCGCGCCGCCCCAGCCTCGGAAACCCAGGCCGGTTCCGCAGCACCGCGTAGACGTTGGTGGGGGCCTGCGTCAGCATCGAGAGGTTTGTCCCGCGCTCGACCTCCTGCTGCATCAGTCGCAGAATCGCACCCCGTTGGGCATTTCGCACCAGCGCAGCCGCCGCGGCCATGCCTGGAGTCGTGCCATACGTCCGCAGCACCTTCGCGTGCGGATCAAACTCCAGCTTGATCTCGCCCTGGAGCGGCCCGAGGTTGGACTTCTCATGCCGCAAAACCACGGCATCATCCTCCCGCGTCATCGCCCACCGCGACCGGGCACTGTTGTTCCATGCAGTCGAGCCTGAGAAGGTCGATGCAGACTCAGTCCCTGCCCCATGCCGCACCGACGCCTTGTCAACGTGAGCCAGCAGCAGCACTGCGGCCCGCGTCTCGAACGCGATCAGATTCAGGCACCGCATGAACCCGCGCACCTCGGTCCGGTCGTTCTCGTTGGCAGCAAAGACATCAGAGGCGTTGTCAATCACAACGACATCAGCCCGCGACCGGACAACGACATCAGCAAGCCACTGCATCTTTGCAGTCGCGCCCCCTTCACGCCAAAGCACGCAGTCCGACCGCGTCAGGTCATAGACGATGACGCGATCAGCAAGGTCCGCCAGTTCCACCTTTAAGTCGGCGCAGATATTGGCAACGCGAAAGTGAACAGTCCGCGCCTCATCCTCGCCACTCAGAACCAGCACCCTGCACTGCGTCGTCTGCATCCCCAGGCACGGATAGCCGAACGCCATGCTGACCGCCAGTTGCAGCGACAGATTGGACTTGCCGACACCTCCATTGGCAGCCAGCAGCGTCGTCGTGCCAGCAGGCAGCCAGTTCTCGATGCGCCACTCAGGAGGCTCGACCTCAACGTTTTGGAGCGCCCGCCAGTCGAGGGGCATCAGGTCAGACGCAGGCTCATCAGGCTCAGGATCTGAGCCTGCCAGCCCCAGGTTGACAGTGATGCTGGGGGGCTTCCTGTTCTCAGGAGCGTACTTCTCAGCCGATCGAACTGCACGTTCGATCTCATCAAACCGGGCCTGCCAGCGCCGCACCTCTTCTTCAGGCCCACCCGGCTTGAACTGACGCATCAGGTCGCGCAGATGTTCGACGGCAGCGCCTGGGAACATCCCGCCCGCGACCAGTGACGCAGCAAGCCGGGTGATGCTGTCGTGATAGGCCCGCTCACTCACCGGCCCGATCAAGCCCGCGATCATCTCGCCCGCGTTCACGCCCGCTCCAGAGCCGCCAGAAGGCGCAGGAAGGGTTTCTGCAACGCGCAGGGCGTCGAGTTGGATGCCGACTGCCTCGCAGGCGTCCTCAAGGCTCCAGCGGGTCGATGGATTCCACTGGTCCATCTGCACCTTCCAGTCGCCTGCGGCACGCGGCTTAGTGTTTACCCCACCAGGGAGCCGCACATAACGCACCGCGCCGTTGCCTGATGCGTCATTGTTGCGCCCGCGAACTGCCAGCGCGGCCATTACTTTGTCAATGAGGCGCTTATTTCGGGCATCGATGTCGTCGGGGTCGAGAAAAATGCCGAC